CTCCATCAACGAGTGCCGGGAAGTGCTCAACATGAACCCTATCGGCCCCGATGGCGATCAGCGGTACATGCAGATGAACCTCACCACGATGCAAGGCATCGCGGCCGAGGCCGTGGGCAATGGCGGAGAGCCCGCCCCGGCCGACAACATTCCGCAGTCCTACACCGACGCCCTGCTTGCCGGCAAAGGCCCGGAGAACGACACGCCGGTGAAGCCAGCAGGGCCCGCACCTCGAGCACGCCGCAACAGGAAGAAGTGACGCCATGGAACTGGAACGCCGCGACGTACCGCTGCCGCTGAAGATTGAAACCCGGGCCGATGGCAAGCCGCTCATCCGTGGCATGGCTGCCAGATACAACGTCCGCTCGGTGGATCTTGGTGGGTTCACCGAGGAGATCCGTCCCGGGGCGTTTGATGCCGTGATGAAGCGGGATGGCCGGTCGGTTGTCGGGCTGTTCAATCACGAGCAGAACATCATCCTGGGCACCGAGCGTGCCGGCACGTTGCGGCTGGCCAGCGCGGACGACGGCCTGGGGTATGAGATCGATCCACCCGAGACGCGGCGTGACGTGGTCGAGCTCATCCAGCGTGGCGACGTGTGGGGCAGTTCGTTTGCGTTCACCACGAACGATGACGAGTGGACGACCGACGACCAGGGTGGACACCTCCGCTACATTCGCTCCATCGACGGGCTTTTCGACGTTGGCCCCGTGCTGACGCCGGCGTACCGGGACACGAGCGTGGCGGTTCGGTCGCTGGAAAAGCACCTCAAGACGCACCGACCGGCGCTGACGCTGCCGGCCCTTCGACGGGATGCGGCCACGGAAAAAGCCCTGCGTAGGTTTCTGAGGCAGCATGGCTACAAGGTCGGGTGATGCGTGCCCGTCGTGCCGTCGCGGGCGGTTTGGCGTGGTGCGTTCCTGTGCGGCCGGCCAGTACCAGATTCGGTACTTGAAATGCCCCAAGTGCGGCGCTCGTGAACGCAGCGTCGTGCCCAGCGATCACATTCGCCGCCGCAGTCTCGTTTCCTAATTAGGAAACAACTCGCTCCTGCCTTCTGCAAGGAGTGGCACCCGTGGCTCTACGGTGCGGATAGGTCACCACCTACCGCACAAGGAGCCGCACGCATGGCCGCCCGCGTCAAGGAACTGCTGGACGAACTCGCTTCCGTTCTCGCCGAAATGGGTGCTCTTGAGGACGAGGGGGCGGGCGAAGAGGCGGCAGAGGGCGAGGCGGTCGAGGCGGCGTCGGCTGATCGCTCCGTGGTCGAGGCGGTCGAGGCCCGCCAGGCCCAGTACGACGCGCTCGTGGCCAAGGCCGAGCGGATCAAGGCGGCCATCGCCAAGGAAGAGGCCCGCGAGGCCAAGAAGCAGGAACTGCTCAAGGTTCTGAACCGGGCCGCGCCGGCCCCCGTGGAGACCACCGAGATGAAGACTCGCATTGAGCCGGTTTCGTACCGCGGATACAAGCCCGGCATCTTCGAGACCCCGGAGCAGGCCTACCGCTCGGGCATGTGGCTCAAGGCTCACTTCGGTGACACCCACGCCCGGCAGTGGTGCCGCGACCACCTCGGCACCGAGTACCGCGACATGGGCGGCCAGGTGAACAGCCTCGGCGGTGCCCTGGTGTTTGAGGACTTCTCCAACACCATCATCCGGCTCGTCGAGACTTTCGGCGTGGCGATGAACCTCGCCCAGCGGGTCACGATGTCTTCAGACACCCTCCTGGTGCCGAAGCGTCTCACTGGCGTGACCGCCTACTGGATCGGCGAAAACACGACCATCACCACGTCGGACCCGACGGCGACGATGGTGCAGCTGGTCGCCAAGAAGTTGGCGATGGCCACCCGCGTCAGCAACGAGCTCCTGGCCGACAATGCCATCTCGGTCGCCCAGTGGCTGGCCCAGGAGTACGCCCTGAAGTACGCCGAGACCGTGGACGATGCGTTCTTCAACGGTGACGGCACGCTTGGCTCCTACGGCGGCATTCGCGGCCTGGAGCAGATCAACGACGGCACGCACACCGCGTCGGTGGCGACGGCGGCCAGCGGCAACACCTCGCTGGCGACGCTCGACATCGACGATTACCTTGCCGCGTTGGCCAAGCTGCCCCGCTACGCCTTTGGTACGGCGGCCTGGTACATGCACCCCAGCGTGTACCACCAGAGCGTGCAGCGGATGATGCTGAGCTCGGGCACTGTGGGCAGCGGCACCGTCGGTGCTCTGGCCGGTGGCAACACCGCCCAGAACCTGGCGTCCAGCACGCCGACCACGTTCCTCGGCTTGCCGGTGGTCTGGGTGCTGAAGATGCGGTCGGCCCCGACCACGACCCAGGTCTACGCCTACGTGGGCGACCTGTCGATGTCCAGCATCATGGCGGTCAAGAGTGACCTGGTGGTGGCGTCCAGCACGGATCGGTACTTCGAGGTCGACCAGACCGCCTTCCGTGCGGTTGGCCGTCTCGACATCAACCACCACAGCCTCGGTGACAACACCACCGCTGGCCCGGTCGTCGCCCTGAAGCTCGCCTGAACCTGAACCATCCCTGGAGACCCTTGACCCATGAACCACGCTTCTGGCAACAAGACGGTAGCCAAGCACTCGGCGAGCGTCGCCGCCACCGCGACGTTCACCCACGAGATCGACACGGCGGGCTTCAAGTACGCCAGCATCGACGTGATCTTCTCGCCCTACACGGCGAGCAGCGTGTCGATTGCCAACGTGCTGCGGGTCAGCGAGTCCGACACGTCGGGTGCGACCGGCTCAAATGTCTCGGGCCTGGTGGGCGGCACGGACTTCACGATTGCCAGCACCGGGGCCAGCACCGGGGCGGACGTGGGTGCGGTTGCCCGGTTCAACGTCGACCTGCGTGGCCGCCGGCGGTATCTGACCGTCCGCGTGACGCCGTCCACCACGGTGGCGGTGATCTCGGCGGTGCGGCTGTCGAAGGCCGAGGCGGCAGCGACCGACGCCACCACGGCGAACGTGAACAACTACGCCAGCGCCTGACGCTTGACGGAGATGCGAGAACGCCCAAAGCGGGCGGCTGGGTACGCCCGGCCGCCCGTTGGCGTTTATAGGAGCAACCTGTGAAAATCCGCATCGGCAACGTCGAGCACGATATCACCATCGAGGCCGCTTTCAGCGTCCCAAGATTGGGTTTTCAAGACGCGTTCTTCTGCGTGATGCAGAGCCTTATCCCGTTGAACATCCGGCCCACCAAGTTTGTCGGGGCGTTCTGGGAGCAGTGCCTTGACCGTGTTCTGGTTGATATGGTCGGCCGTACGGATTGGATTTTAGTTTGTGATTACGACAGCATTTTTGAGGCCGACACCATCCAGCGGCTGCTGACGGCGGCCCTGGCCAGCGGGTACGACGCCGTGGCCCCGTTGCAGACCAAGCGGGATGACGGCATACCGATGTTCACGCCCGAGGGGCACGACGGCAGCATCGGCGTGGTGCAGCTGCCTACGAAGTGGTTTGAGGCTGTGGTGCAGCCCGTGCAGACGGCTCACTTCGGGTGCACGCTCATCCGCAGCGAGGCGCTCAAACGCACGCCCACGCCGTGGTTCCTGGGCACGCCTCGGCCCGATGGTCACTGGGGCGACGCCCCGGAAGGCGAGCCGCCCCGGCGAGACCCTGACATCCACTTCTGGTCCCAGTTCCGTGCGGCCGGCAACAAGCTGGGCATCGCTCCGCAGATCGCCATCGGCCACGCCGAGCTCAAGTTCACCTGGCCAGGCCGGGATCTCAGGCCCGTTTACCAGACGCCGACGCACTATTGGAACGGCGGCGGCCGACGACCGGCCGAAGCCTGGGGCTCAATTGAACACGGGGAGGCCAGCCTTGCCACGCACTGACCACGTTTTGCTGCGGTTCACACGGTCCATGAAGGGCTACTCGAAGGGTGCCGTCATCGAGTACCCGTCGGGCCCCGCCAAGATGCTGCTGGCCACCGGCGGCGTCGAGCTCGTCAGCGAGCCGCAGCAGACGCTGCTCGAGGACGCCATGGTCGAACACCGCAACGTCGAGACGGCCGACGCACCACGGCGTAGAGGGAGGAAGCACAAATGAGATACCGCAGCCTGGTCCGTGCCACGGATCCTGCATCAAACCCGGTGACGCTCGCCGAGGCGAAGCTGCACCTGCGTATCGACAACACGGACGACGACGCCCTGATCAGCAACCTGATCGCCGCGGCCACCCGCTGGGCCGAGGACTACTGCGACCGGACGTTCTGTGCCACGCAGTGGACGATGCGTCTGGACTCGTTCTACGGGCCCGTGGGCAGCCCGGTGCAATTCGGCCTGAAGGCGGATGGCAACAACATTGAAGGCCGCCAGGGCACGGTGCCCAACCTGGACATCGAACTGCCCCGGCCGCCGATGGTGCAGTCGGGCACGGCCACGGCGGTGACAGTCACCTACACGCCCTCGGCTGGGGCCGCCACGGCCACGCTGGACGCCGCCGAGTACCGGGTTGACCGCCAGGCCACCCCGGGCGTCTGCCGGCCGCTATACGGCAAGACGTGGCCTTCTCATCTGGTCGACCAGAACAGCACGACCGTGACGTGGTGGGCGGGCTACTCGGCCGACGGCACCAGCGTCCCGGCCGCCGTAAAGTCGGCCGTTCTCATGATCGTGTCGCACCTGTGGAGTAACCGCGACGCGGCTCAGGAAGCGGCATTGAACGAGGTGCCGTTCGGCGTCAAGGCGATGCTGGATACGGTGCGGTGGGGGAGCTACCGCTGATGGCACTCTCGCCGGGCGAAATGTGGACGCGGGTGACGATCCAGCAGGCGACCACGTCGCAGAATCAAGTCGGCGAGACCGTCTTGGCCTGGTCTACGTTTGCAACGGTCTGGGCCTCGGTGGAGTCGCTGTCGGCCCGCGAGACCGAGCGATTTGCCGAGACCGTCGGCTTCATGACGCACCGGGTGAAGATCCGCTACCTGAACGGACTTACTGGTGCCATGCGGATCGTGTACCGCAACCGGGTGCTGGAGATCGGGCAGATTCTGGAGCGGGACCGGTTGTGGCACCAAGAAATCATCTGCACCGAGAAACGGAGTGACGGATGAGCTTGCCAGAAGCCCCGGAAGCGTTTCTGTTTCAGCGGCTGACAAGCCAGACCGCGGTGTCGTCGCTCATCGGGCAGCGGGTGTTTCCGCTCATTGCCCCGACGGGCACGCCGTTGCCGTTGGTTGTGTTCCAACGGACTGCCGTGGAACGCCCGCAGTCGCTGACTGGCAACGTCGGGAACCCGGTCATCACGCTGCAGTTGACGACGTACGGCACGTCTTACACCTCAGTGAAGTCGATTGCTCGAGCGGTTCGCCTGGCCGTGGACGGCTGGACGGGCACCACGGCCGGCGTGACGATCCAGCGGACGACGCTCGTCACAGAGGCCGATGGCGTGGACATGCCGGCCGACGACCAGATGCTGCCGTACTACTCGGTGCAGCAGTCGTTTCAATTCCGCATCAACGAGGCGATCTGATGGCGGACGGCATCGACATCCAACTCAATACGCGTTTTCAGGATGCCAAGTGGCTTTCCGGCAATGCTCTTGGCCAATCGCTTCGCGTTGAGGCAGCCGCCCTACTGCAAGCCGCAGAGCGTGCCGTGCAGCCGGGGTTGGTTGCCTTGCAAAGCAACGTCAACCAAATACGGTCGCGCAAGGGTGCCCTCCGTAGATCCCCTGGCACTAAATCAAAACTCTACGGCGGCGGATCCCGGCAGACAGCCACGGCGTTGGTGGGGTATCGATCCGGCGTTGCGCCCCATGCCTATTACGTCGAGTTTGGAACTCGCAAGCGGCGCGGGCGAGGTGCTATGGCGGCACGGCGGCCGCTGCTCAGGGCGTTTGAGTCTGCACGTTCGTCTATGGAAGCCGCCATGACACGGGAACTTCAAGCGATCATGGCCCGTGCGGCAAGCAAAATCCGGTAACTGCAAGGATTCGCACCCCCTGCCGTAGTTTTTTGATAGGGCCCAGCGGCCCACGAACCACAGGAGAACCGCCACATGGCAGCCGATTCGCAGGGCAATAACTTCGTCTTTGCCGGCAGCACGTACACGGTCACCAGCGTCACTGTGACGCCTGGCGGCGATCTGCTCGACAACTCGCACCTCGGGCTGGCGAGCGGTGCAAATCGCACTTACCAGGCACCCGCATTGATTGACAATGAACTGAGCTGCGAAACGTACGGCACGACGGCCGTTGCTATCGGCACCACGGGCGTTCTGTCGTTCGCTTCTGTCACGTACACGGCGACCGTGTCGAGCTCGAGCGTCGCCTATTCGGTGGGCGAACTGGTCAAGCAGTCGCTCACCTTCAAGGTGAAGTCGTAACGACGGGGGGCCGTCGTGGCGAACGTATCTCAGGGCACCACTATCAGCTGGGGCACCACGCCCATCGGCGAGGTGGTGTCGCTGTCGGTTGACGGCATTGCCGCTGACGCCATTGAGGTCACGCCTCGTGGTAGCGCTTCTCGGGTCAAAGTGTTTTCCGTCAGCGACGTGGACTACGGAACGATCAGCGTGACGGCTCGAGGCACTGCCGGCATGAGTGCCGGCAATGTCGGCTTGACGGCGGCTCTATCAATAGGTGGACCGGGGCTGTCGCTGTCATTCCCGGTAGCCATCTTTCAGACGCTTGGGGCACAAGCGGCGGTTGGCGAACTGCTGACGTACAGCGTGACTTTCAAGCTAGGAGCCTGACATGGCGTCTTTGACCAAAGACCAAATCCTTGCCGCTGACGACCTGGGGCTGTTCAAGCTGAACGTGCCCGAGTGGGGCGGCGATGTCTTCATTCGCGTGATGAGCGTCGGCGAGCGGGACGCCTACGAGAACGAATGGGTGCGAAAGAAAGACACCGGCGTGGATGATTTCCGCACGAAGTTCTTGGTGCGGTGCCTTGTGGACGAGAAGGGAAATCGCCTTTTTGACAACGGCGACATAGCTCGATTGTCGGCCAAGTCTGCCAAGGTCATGAATCGCATCTGGCAGGCGGCGATGGATCACAACAACCTTTCCGATACGTCGATTGAGGAGCTGGCAAAAAACTGAAAGCCCGACCAGACCGGGCGTTTCTGTTTCGTCTGGCGCTGGCCACCGGGTGGACTTGGGAATACATCCTCGGGCTGCCGGTAAGCCTGCTCCGAGAATGGATTGCGTTTGACAAATACATTGAGCCTTTCGGGAGGGAATGGGAACAAACCGGCGTTCTGGCTGCCCTGTCGATTGCTCCGCATGTTCGCGGGCGAACGCCAAAGGCAGAGGATTTCATGCCCATTAAACGGCCGCCGATGACGGCCCAAGAGATTGCTGCAGAGCTTGCGAAGCTAAGGCCAACCCGTGGCACAGAAACTTGATCTTGCCTTTCAGGTCACCGCCAATGCCGATGGCATGGCGGCCGGCGTCGCACGCGCCGACCGGGAACTTGCGAAGGTCGGCGCGAGCTCAAAGGCCACTGCCGCGGAGTTTCGCCAGGCAGCCAAGATCACGCAGGAACTTAGGACGCCAACCGAAAAGTACGCCGACACCATCGGCAAACTGGACAGCATGCTCCAAAAGGGACTGCTTACCCAGGAGGTCTACGGCCGCGCGGTTTCCAAGGCTGACGCAGAACTGAAGGCAGCCACGTCCAGTGCCGACCAAATGGCCAAGCAGGCCGGCATTGCGGAGCGTGTAATCAACGGCCTGAGTAACGCCATAAGAGGCGTGGGCGACGCGACCAAGTCTGTCGCTGACGCCGGCATCAGTGTCATCGCTTTTGGCAAAGACATCGCCTGGACGGCGATTCAGTGGAAGATCTTCAGTGCAATTCGTAACCCAGCCGGGTTAAAGGATTTTGCGATTGGTGCCCTGAAGGGTGCCATGACCGCACGCACGATGATTTTGGCTGCCAAGGCACTGGGCGTGGGCCTTGCTGTGAGTGGCGGTGCTGCTGGCACCACAGCCGCTGCGTTGCTTGGGCTAAGCAACCCAATGATCGGGGCAACGCTTCTGGCGTTCAATCTTGGCAAGTCTTTCTTGGCCGCCAAGGACCGTGCCTTAGAAATGGCTGCTGCGATCACGCAAGGAACGGTCACGCTTGAGCAGCTAAACGCCGAGCTCGGCCAGGTGCAGGCTCAACAAGTAGACAACCTGGCCTTCTCCATGGAAGAAGCCACAGCGGCGGGGGAACGATCCGGCAAGGCGTTTTCCGGCCTTGGAGACGTTTTCGTAACGCCTTTTGTAGGGGCTTTTGCTGCTATTCAATCCGGCATGGCTGGCCTGACTAACGGCATCAGCAGCGTCGTGGAAGGAATCACATCGGTGCTGTCGCCGATTGCGGAAACGCTGGCCCCTGTGCTGACGCTCATTGGGACGCTTGTTGAGTTCGTGCTGAAACTGGTCGGCGTATTTGGGCAACTGTTGGGGGCCGTCCTGAAAGTCGCCGGCGCAGCAATCCGCGTGTTTCTGTCGCCGTTTATTGTTGGATGGTCGAACTTTGTTGAGATGATTCGGCAAGGCATGGGGTCCGTGTTTTCATACATCAGCGGATTTTTTGACAAGCTGGATGGACGAATCCAGAAGTTTTATTCGTTCATGTCCAAGGTTCCGTTGATTGGCCGCGCGTTTGCAAGTGGCCCGTCATCTTCGTCCGCAGCGGCGAGCGGCCCGGCGGCCGCCATGGAGGAAACTGCCAGTGCTGCGGAGTCAGCAGACGAAGAAATGAAGGCCGCCGAAGACACCATGCGGCGTATCCAAGAGCAATCAAACGCCGCTTCTAGTGCCGCCGTGGAGTTTGGGCAGGCCGGGTTTGATGCGGCCGCTCAATACCAGCAAGAGCTGCGTGCGCTGCAGTCGCAGTTTGAAGCCGGCATGTTCAATGAAGCAGAGCTTGCGGCAAGAGCCGAGGAAGCAAAGAAGAAATACGACGAGCAAATCGATTCCATCCGTGAACGCAATAAGGCTTTGGCAGAGCAGGCCGAAGAGGACCGAAAGGCCGAGCAAGACCAGCAAGCCGCAATGACTCGGCAGACAGACGCTTTTTTTGCTGCCACAAAAAACGCTGAGCAATTTGGTGAAGCCGGTAAACGTGCCGCCGACCAATACATGCAGGGGCTCATGGATTTGAACGAGCAGCTGCGTGACGGCCGCATCAATGAAGAGCAATACAACCGGGAGGCCGACAAACTCAAAGGCAAGTTTGACAGCCAAACGGATGCCATGAAGAAGGCACAAGAGATCGGCGAAGACGTTGCAAAGAAGCAGGAAGAGATCGACAAGATCCAGGCCGACAAGGCCGCTGCCCTGGGGGGCAAATCAAACGAAGCCCTGAAGGCCAACGACATTCGCTCAAGCGAGGGCATGGCCCAGTTCATCGCTTTGGCCACTGGCCGTGAAGACCCGGCCATTGAGGAGAACCGCAAAACCAACGCCAAACTCGAGGAGATTCGGAAGGAACTGGCGGCGTTGCAGCAGCAACAGGTGGACATCCTGGGGGCTGCGGCATGAGCGTCATAAAGGTCACCGAGCTCGCCACCGTTTCCGCCACGCAGAAGTTCGGCGAAGCCCCGAAGTTTCAGCGTAAGTGGGTTGTGGAGGTTGATACCCCGACCACGACTCAAACGGAGATCCTTGCCGGTGCTGGCGTAGCGTTCCTCGACGCGCACCCAGAGGCTGCGTATTGCAGGGCCATGAACGCCAGTGTGGGGAACTACAACGGTTCCCGCTGGCACTACGAAATCACCTGGGATTACGAACTGCCCAAGCAGGAGAACCCAGACAAGAATCCGCTGGCCCGGCCCGATATTTGGAAATGGACGACTGGCGGCCTAAGTGTGCCGGCGTTGTACTACTACGACGGCAGCACGTTGAAGACATTGGTGAACTCGGCTAACGATTTCTTTGAAGGTGCAACGACCGACATTAGCACGCTACAAGCAAGCATCAGCGGCAACCGGGCGACGTTTGACTACGGCCTGGCGACCGCCATCACTAATAGCGTCAACAGCGACACGTTTTTGGGTGCCCAGCCAGGCACATGGAAGTGCAGCGGCATTTCTGGACAGCCGCAGGTTGAGGTCGTGAACGACGAAGAACTGCGGTTTTGGAGCGTTGAGGTCACGCTTGAGTACCGCCCTGACAAGTGGACCCTACAACTGCCCAATGTCGGATGGAATTACCTGGAGAGCAGCCAGAAGCAACGCGTCTACGTTTTAGACCCAGACACCGGAGAGCGTGTTCCTGCCAGCAATCCGCAGCCGCTGACATCTGGCGGTGGCTTAAAGACGGGAGCCCCCGACATCCTTGAGCGTCGGGTTTACCGTGAAGTCGCTTTTGAGACGTACTTCGGAACACCCACGCAGCCGTAACTAGGAGCATGACACATGGCCGACATCAACTACACCATCAGCACGACGGTAGCCAAGGGGGCCCTGCGGCAAACCTATTCCGCCGCTGGAGTCACGGCCGATTGTTCCGCTACTGGGATATCTACGCAGACGCTTTCACCTGGCACCAACGCTGCCGGCACGGTGTCGATTAGCACCGCCACGCTGTCGAGCGTGGGGCTGTTCTTCGCCCGCAATCTGTCCACCGTTTCCACGGCCA